CGATCTGATTGATATTGATGTGGTACCTGCCGCCGCCAAGGTATTCCGGCACCTGTACGGTTTTATCGCTGATAACCACGTCCCACAGTGCTTGTACCTGTTCACGGTAACGGCTGCCACCTCTTGCAAGTGCTTCGTAGTACTGCTGTACTGCTACGGCTTTTCTTAGGTCGTTGATGGTTGCTGCGGTTACAGAACTGAGGTCAGTTCCCATATACCCCGCTTTATTGCTGCCCATTACCGTAGCTGGCTTTTTTCCGTCTATTGCCACTGTATTAAAAATTTCTCCGTTTGTACTTAATTCCACAGTATACGATTCCGGCTGCTCTTCATTTAGTTTGTCGTCTTTATACAGTTTCACTGCCGCGTTTCCTTCCATCGGCAGTGACACAACCGGCCCACGCTGAGGATAAGGCAGACACGATGTGAAGTAGTCATGGAATTTATTTACGGGAAGGCATCTGCCGCCGGTAATTGCTTCCTTTAGAATTGCTTCAATGTTTTCATCGTTCTTGCTGTCTGCGTATGTTACGCTGCTATCGTCTTTTTTGAATACTGCAGCGTTATCTATGTTTTCGTCTCTGAAAAATTCGTTCCAGATCATGACATATGCTCGAATTGGTAAGGCATTCACTGAAAAATTTGCTTCTATTTTTGTTGGCACGCCCATATAGTCTAGGATGCTTCCTTCTGCTGGGCTTGGCGTTTTGGTTGCTGTGTTTCCCCCTACGATGTTAATTTGTGGTACATGATAGTTTTTGGTCGGCATCCATGGCGTTTCCTCTACTTCTCCCATGAAGTATTTGAAGTTGTCCCATAGAATCCGGTTAGGACAATAGAAATAGTAGAAGTCAATGAATGCATCGTCAAAAACAGGATACTTCGGAGTTGTCATTCGAATGATTGCTGACGTGTCTACGTTGAAGGTATCGCCCGGTAATACCTCATCAACATAGAATGGAATCAGCTTGCCGGAATCGAATGTTGTTAAAATTGTCTGGTCACGGTTAAACCGTGTACGGCTCGCTTTCATTTCCGGAATCTGGTTAAAGTGCCGTTCATTGTTTCGATTCACTTTTCTTCCTCCTTTGTTTTAGGTTCTGCTTCAGGTTCTGCTTTTGTTTTTTCCGCTGCCATTTTTTGCAGTTCTTCAAGTTTCATGGCGTTTGCTTGTGCGGTCGCTATCATGCGATGATACTCGTGAACGTTTTGCGGAAATTCGGTGATATCCACTTCTGTTCCGTTTAATGCGCCTTCTGACAAGCTTTTAAGATACTGCGGATCAAAACTTGCTTTTCTAACAATGTTTTTGATATCGCATTCATCCGCATAGCTTTCAATTTCTTGCTGGATGTCGATTGGTGTTGTTTCCTGCAGCACTTCTTGTCCTTTTTCGTCTTTCGTCCATACGTATTGTTTTCGGAACTTTTCTCCTGATTTAGAAAAGAAGGGCTCTCGCCCTTCTTCATATCGTTTATTCATGCGGCTTTCCCTCCCATACCTTTTCGGTGTCGTTCGTGAATGTACCGGTTTCGTCTTCGAACACTGCCAATTTGAAGCCAGTATAGTCGCCCGGCGCCTGTCCGATGAAAGTTTTTTCATCTTTTTCCATTACGTTGCACATCCGTGCAAACGTTGCATTGTTTTTGCTTTCACCTACCCATGCATAGCTTTTTGCCACTTCGTCCCATACACCATAATAATTGTGTTTCATTGTTGTTTTCCTTTCTTTTACAGGCGGATGCCGCCGCGCATAGGTTTCTGGCTGAGGTTGATGGTTTTGGTTTTGCGTGCGGTTACGTTAAACATTCGGCGGTCTTTTGCGCCGTTCATTGTCTTACGATGTCGTGCCATTAGTGTACTCCCTTCGCATTAGTTCTAATTCGATGTCGCTTACAAAGCTTTTCATTTGCCAAATTTCATTTACTAGTCTATTAGCGTCCTCGATTTTTGTCACTTTTTTAAGCATTTTGTAATTGCTATCGATTTCTTTGTATTTTCGTTCGAGTAGAATTTCCAGTTCTTCTTTGGCCTGGTCTCTTACGTTCCATGCTTTATGCATCATGGTTTACTCCTTTTCATTTTCGACGGTGCTATCGTGCAGTGCATGATAGATTTCGTCAAGCTTCTCTAGAATCTGCATCATGATGCGGATAGCCTGCTTGACGTCTTTAATGGAAATAAGCGCCATTTTTACACCCCCTTTCTATATTTTTTTTCGCGTACGTCTATATGCGTAAAGTTTGTGTATCTGATTACGCCGCCTTCTTCCATAATTTTGCTTGCGTATTCTGCTACCTCTTTGCTTGTGTGGTTTTTTACTACAATATCTGCTGCCATTCCTTTGCAATGGTATGAATTAGGCGCTCCGCCTATTTTGCTATTCCAGCTTGGTGTCCTGTATCCGCTGTTAATTGTTACTGGTTCTTTGAAATGGTTTCGGATTGCTTCTAGTGTATCTATCAGTCTGTCTGCAATTAGGAATTCTTCACTTCCGTCTTTGCATTGAAATTCTTTTGTGCTGAAGTGTTCGCTTAGCTTTTTTGTTTTTGTATTCATTAGCCAAATCATTTTCATGGCGTTTTCCTTCCTTTCTTTGTTTAATTGTATTATATTTTTGAAAAAAAGTCAAGTTTTTTTAGAATTTTAATTGATATGTCAGTAGCCGGCTTTGCTCCTTTGTTTTGAATGGCGCTTTAGCGCCTTGCCGTGCGTAGCGTATGCGGAGCTCGGCTAATCCGTTCCTTGTAAGCGCTGTGCGCGTTTTCAACACTTTCAACACTTTCAACAGGTTTTCAACATAAAGTTGCACAATGATTTTAGTCATTTTGACGAACTTTCAACAATTCAACAAGTTTTCAACAAAACTTTCAACAGTGTTTTTTGCTTTTTATTTACGCTTTATCGTTAAATTTTCGTACTTTTCAACTTTTCTACTGCCTCTACTACTACTCCTACAACAAGTTATATATTATACGGCGCTTGTGAGCTTGCGAACAATAGCGCCGAAGAGCCGCGCGCGCGCGCGTGCGCGCTTCGCGCGCGCGCACGCGCGCGATAAAGTATAGCTATTTGATAGACTGAATAGTTTGATACATGGAGTCTTTAGACGACAAAAGCCAAGTACCTTACTTGATAGGTACTTGGCTAGGTGACACTATGACACTGTTAAAGTGTCCCTCTCTTCTTTATCTGCTTCTTTATTACTCTCTCTTTCGTTTTACACTGTTCTGCAAAGTCTGCGTTTTCGTACTTTAGTCGGTTTTCTGCGATCGCCGCTGCTTGTCTGTTCTGTTTAATTCTCCACAATCTTTGTGGGTTTTCAGCTTCCATCATTTTTTCATAATAGCGCGGAATTTGTGCGTGTTTGCCGTTTGTGCATTGGATATAGCCTTGTCTCCAGATCTCTTTTTTGTGTTCTTGGTAATAGTGATCTCCTAAGCCTGGTTTAAGACTCATGCATGCAAAAGGTTTTTGTTGCCCTAGTTCGTAGTATGCGTTTGCTTTCTGACCGTTAATTTCGTACATCTTTTTCGTTACGTACCCTGCAACATATCTATAGGTTTCCGGCACTGCTTGTGCTATCTGTATTTGACCCATTCCCCATAGGTTTGTAAGCCATTTACTTGTGAAATATCCGTTGTGTTGTATCTTGTATAGGTGCTCTAGGTCTGTTGGTCGCCATCCATACAGTATCATATGATAATGCGGTCTTGCTGTTTGTTCTCCGTATTCTCCCGCCACGAAATAGCGTAATTTGCCCCTGTAAGCCTTTCTGAGACGTTTTAAGAACTTTTGAACATCAGTATACAGCAAAGTTTGGACGCTTTCAGGGCGTTTCTCTCCCGGTTTCCAGACGTATTGTACCTTTCGTATGATTTCACCTGTGTTTACTATCATGCCCGGTACGTGGTCATCATCATACGTTAATGTGATAAACCATACTTCTTCTCTTGGATAGTCTCGTGCTTCTAATTCTATTCGTGTTGTCCAGTCCTCTCTTTGTCTGATTCTACATCCGATGCACTGCCCGCATGGTATTAACATGACATCTTTTCTATACATTACATCTTCATATTTGAGCTGTTTCCCGCTTATTTCAGAAAAGCGGGAAAGTGTATACACCCTCCCGCTGATGTCTTTATCGTTCGGGTTGTACAGCCTTATTAATGGCTTGTAACAACTCATTTCAAATAATCACCCGGCTTCCTTTTTTCTCCGTAGTTTCCTGTTTTGTTTTGTGGTTTCATGCTTCTGCTCTGTTCTGCGCTTTTTTCTGTCTTTGCTGTTGCATCTTTTATGGCCTTGCTTGTGTCGTTTCCTACTTCTGTAAGCGCCTTTTGCAGTCCGTATGGCGTCATGTGCGTTGTGCTGAGCATTTGTTGCCAGCTTTGTGCGGCATTGTACCAGTCACTTTGACTCCAGCTTGTGCTTGAGTATGCATTTGGTACAAATCCACCGCTTCTGCTTACTCCTAGTGCGCTACTGCTTGCAAGTCCCATACTTGCGCCGCTGATTGTTCCTGCTGATCCGCCCGGTGTGCTTGCACCTCCGTTAGAAAATGCTAAAATCGGATTTAGGCCTGCTTTTTTCATATCTTCAACCGCACGCTGGTATGCCGTGCTTGACATGTGTTCTTGCCATTCACGGTTTGCTAGTGCTTCTGCACTGTTGTAGTTCATTGCTACGTTGTTTTCAATGTGGTTATATACGCCTTGCATGATTGCTTGTAAGGTGTTATAACCCATCTGTTTTAACATGCTTTGACTGTTATATTTACCTTGCATGGCAGCTTCTTGCCCTTGGTATGCGTATGCCTGTTTAAGCCAGTCGTTTACCTGCTGAATGTTTGTGCCTGCTTGACTTCCACTCTCTGAGTGTCCACCGCCCTGGCTTACGCTTCCGCCTTGACTTTGGCTGTTGCCTTCTTGTCCGTACCCGCCAAAAGCTCCAGCAATGTTTTTTGTTGCTCCGGCGATTGTTCCAATTGTATTTGCCACGTTTCCTGCTACGTTTAGTGCTGTTAAGAATCCTGATAATGCTCCCATTTAAAAATTGCCCGGATTTCTCCGGGCTTCCTCCTTTCTTACAGTTTGTACAAGCCAGGTACGCTGTATAACGGCATACGTCTTGTGGTTTTGTTTGCTACGCGGATTGCACCGAAAAATTGTGGCTCGTTTTGCACGATAAGTGTGCGTGCAATTTCTGCTTTTCCTTCTTCCATCCAGTCTTGCGACAGTGTCGGTACGGTTGAATATTTGTCAGCATAATGCCAAAAATCCAGTGTTCCGGTTGCGTTGCTTCGCATTTTACTGGACACCCGGTTAGGCTTCATGCGATAGTCTGCCCATGCTTCTTGATATCCGAACGTTTCTTCGTCTGTTTCCTTGCCGGTGAGCATGATTTCTTTCTTTTTTACGGGCTGCTCGCCTAGGTTTGCGAACTGCGGTACGTAATAGTCAAGCCTGTCGGTTCTGCTCCAGAAACGTTCCAAACCTTGCTGATAACTGCGATTGTGTCGTACACAACATACACCGATGATAAATCCGTGCTCTTCAAAAGACTTTGTAAAGCTGCTTTCGTTGATTGGCGTTACTGACATTGCACCGGTTTCGCCTATGGGCGTGTCGTTATTTGTCTGCTGTCCGCTTGTTTGCACGATCTGATTGATATTGATGTGGTACCTGCCGCCGCCAAGGTATTCCGGCACCTG